CAATTCTAACTGGTGTTAAACTAGCAGCCGCTGCTGCAGCATCAAATGAAATTACTTCAGATAATACTACAACACCTGGTGTTGTTATTGATTTGTCTTGTCCTCCATACGATCTTACGATCCCTTGGAATGATGTTGTTGCCATAGTTATGTTCTCCTAGTTATTCCAATCTAGTCTCTAGGCCGTCGACTATACGCGTCTAGATTAGAAGTTAATGTATAGTAATTGAAATATAGCTTAATTTATTAAATAGCGCAAGGGATACCTGCATCGAAAATACACTTTTCGGATATAGCTAGTTTAGCTAGCTACAGAAAACTCAGGAGCAGCTAATTCTACTTTAATTTGTCTATGAGCTATTTCAGCTTCAGACATTTTAATCTGGTTAATGACGTCTCTTATTTTTTCGTCAATTCTAACCATATCAAGAGTGTATTTACCCTCTTGAACGTAGCGTTGCTCCCAATCAAGTTCTAACAACCTTTTCTTCTTGTAAAGGTCTTGAACTGATATCATCTACAACCTCCTCATAGGTTATCCAGCATTTGGATTTTGAAACAATCCTATCGCTGTCTTTAAGTAATATACCTTTTTTTCCTATTTTGTCAAGGATAGCTTGTTCTATACTTTCTGCACTATCTTCTGCTTCAATGTTAAAATCAGCCATGTGACCATACGCTCTAATCTTTACTTGAAACAGTTTTGTCATAATTCTGTCTTTCTATCATGTTTAAGGGGCCCCATAAAGAGGCCCCAAAAATAAATAATGCTTATAAATTAAGCACCTTGTGAACCGAACATACCTCTAGGGTCTGAGAATCCAAAAGAATATCTCTCTCTAGCTTTGTATCTAACGTTACCTGTATCAAAATCACCTTCCATAGCAGTTTTGATAGGTGCTCTTACGAACATCTTCATACCGTTTGGAACGTCTGTTTTGATAAAGAATGCATCAGTATCAGTTAAGAAATTGTTGATCACATAACCTTGTGGAACCATTCCCATTGATTTGATTGCATTGATATCGTTGTCTGCAGTACCAGTTCTACCTACTGACTTCATTAATCTCTCCGCTGTGAATTGTAATTCCTTTGGAATGATTAACTTAACACCTTGAGCTGCAATTTTTAAACCACGCTCGTCAACAAATGAATTGATATCAATCAATGATTGTTCAAGAGACGTTTCGTTTAAGTCAGCTTGTGTAGCAAGTGTATTACTGAATGTTCCAGCAATAACAGGATGTGATGAGTTTATTAAAGAAACTCCGTCACCACCTTTAAATGAGCTTGAAAACGCATTGTTTAATACGTTTGCAGCTGTAACTTGCTTAGTGTTTGCCATAGATCTTGCTAATGCTTTTGTATATCTAGACGCTAGTCTGTCATACAAATTGTCCTCAATCGCTTCTTCAGTGATTGCGAATGCAAGAGCTACAGTGTTGTGAGTGTATCTAGCAGTGAAAGTTTCTTGCGCGTTGTCAAATACAACTGCAGATCCTTCCGGCTTGATTTCCGCGTTAGCGAAACCTGATAACATTACTTCCTCTTCGAAAGCTCTGTCTGAAGTCTCTACATCGAAAATTTCAAGATGCTGATTCTCGTATCTTTTATATTCCAGGCCGAATAGGGCATTCAATCCTGGTTCTAGTTCTTTAACTAATTGTCCTCTAGAAATAGCCATAATTTATACTCCTATATTCCTGTTAATTGTTTATAGAAATGATTATTTACAATAGCAGTTACTACTACGTTAGTAGCAAATGTTGTTGCGTCTAATAATTCATTATTGAAGCCTTTTGAAACTCCAATGACACGTAACTGACCAGTATTTGTTGTAAATAAAGCAGATGTATCTATTTCAACTTTAGAAACATTGTTTACACTATTTGCTGCTGTGTAAAGTATATTTCCGTTTAAAAAGATGTCAGCTTTAGCCAACGTAGAACTAGCCTGTACTTCGTATCTCTCATATGGATCATCTGTGCAGAATCCCACTATATCTGTAGCGGTATTATTTGCTTTCAAATGATTTGCAAACGTAGGTTTGCTAGTTGAAGCATCCGTAAAGAATACACCAGTTAGTGAACCTAATATTGTATCAGCAGTTGAGTTTGCTACACCAATTGTTCCAGTAGCTAAAGCTTTAATTGGATCGTTTTGGTTAATAGCAGTCGCACTTGCTGCAATATTATACTCACTTAAACCTTGTGCATCTCTATTTTGTCCAACTTTGCCTATTGGTAATAGACCAAAAGGCGCGTCTTGGTTAGCCATAGTTTTTTCCTTGTTTAAGTTTATTTAATCGTTGGTATTACCAAAAAATTATTTTTTGTTGGTACCACCGAAAGTTACACGAGTCTGCCTCTCACTATTGATTGGCATACTTGGGTGCTGATCCTTAAGCAGGTCGTTTTTAATTGCTTGTTCGCTCTCTTGAGTTTTTCTTGCGAAATATTCATTTCGAGCTTTTGCAACCTCTTCCGGTATCCTTGCCAGCGCAAGGCCACCATGTCCGATTACTCCCGCGTATTTACCTTCTGTGATCGTGGAGTAATTTTCTCCTGGATATTCGTCAGCTCTCACTAACTCCCATCCTGATCGCAGTTTGCTTGACATATTTTTGGTGTCATCCTGACCCATAATTTCAAGCCTAATCCAACGGTGTCTAAAACCGTCTTTTGGGCGCGGTGCATCTAAACTTGATGGTGGAGTCCAAGTTGTAGGTCTCTTTTCAGAGTCTCTAGTTTGGCTCGCACGTGGGGTCTTCATTTTATCATTTTCCATATGCCTATACCTCCTTCGTGATATTTAATTGTTTCGCATATTCTTCCAATGGCACTCCTAATTTTTTAGCGATAGCAACTTGAGAAGGGGTGAGTCTCACAGTTTTGCGACCTGGTTTTACACTTCGCTTCGCTGAAGCTACTACTTGTGTCGGTTTAGTCGTTTCCGTAGTTGCATTATTAACAAATTTATGCGGGAATTCAAGTCTTATTCTTTTATCAATTTCCGTATAATATTCATCAGTTTGAGGATCAAATCCTTCTTCATCTACAAGCTTTCTATGTATATCGAAAGCCGTATATGTCATAGCGGTATCTTGTCCAAACCACTTATTTTTAGCCCCCCAAGACTCTGCTTTTGGGTCTGGCATAATAGTTGGTTCAATTGATCTACTAAGATTAATATTAGGAGTTTCTGCCTTTAATGTTTCTTTTGGCATTACTTCTAATGAAGCTTTTGCTTCTATTAATCTAGCTTCCTCATAACCAAGTCTAGCTATTTCTCTTTGAGCATCAATTTCTGCATTTAGATCTTGATTAACTCTTGCATCAGAAAGTTTGGCTTTTGCAGCTTGTAAACCTGCCATAATCCTCGCCTCTCGTTCCTTGACGCTTGCTCCTTCAAGTACAGAATATTTTCTAAGAGTTGCCTCTTTTTCAATTTTAACTGCCTCTGCATATTTTAGAGCATCATCTTTTTGACGTTCTGCTTCTCTCCATTTTTTTGTAAGTTTAGCAATTCGTCTTTGTACGTCTTTACTATAATCTTCTAATTCGTCTTTCTGTGTCTTTTTCTCTTCGCTCGCATCTTGTGACTCGGTTGCCACTTTTGCATCACTAGGCTTCTCAGCTTTTGGAGCTGCTTCTTTTTCAACAGTTTCAATTACCTCTGGTTCAGATTTAGATGTATCTTCTAATTCAACATCAACCTCTGGTCCAGATGTATCTATGTCAACTGTCTTTGCGTTTTTATCTTCTGGCATAGTTTCCTCCTATGTTTATATATAGTGAAGTACAGATTCAGGATCGGCAATTGTGCCTAACACTTCATCATCGTTTAATATACGAACTTCACCGCCTTCTATTGGTAGCCTTGAACCCGCATAGCGAGCAAAGATCACCCAATCTCCTTTTTTGCACCATGCACCCGTTGGATATTTTTCTTTATCGTAATAGGCGAGTGGTCCAATTTTTAAAACGTAACCGCAATTAGTTGCGATTCGTAATCTGTCTAAAGATTCTTGTGAAAAAATAATTCCACCTTTAGTTTTATCTTTAGGTGTAAATGGTAATACTAATAATCTCCAACCGGTTGGAGTTGGTAATTCATCAACAACAGATTTTATATTATCTGGATTTAATGGTTCTCGTGAATCTAATTCTTTATATTTTTCTTCAAGACCTAGGTTTATCTTTGGGATTTCCTTTTCCAAGGTCGATAACGTTTCCTTTTTCATCGTTTTGCTCCTTCTTAGTTAGCAGGTTAGAGATTTCCTGAATTACTGCTTGATAGGCATTAGCCTGTCCTTGCATATACTTGTATTTTTCCATACTGTCAACTGTTCCAGATATCATAGCATCACCAATATTTTGATAAGAATCTTTGATAAATTTTTGCAGTTTATTTACGAATGTTATAGCGTCCATAGCTTTCTCCTTTGTTGATTATGTTAGCATTTCCATCTTCTACGAGCTTGGCGAAGTCTTGAATTTGGATCTTTTGCTGCTTTTGGAAACATCTTCATTTGACCGGCAGATCTTGCACAGTATGACTTTCTTCTTTTAGCAGCCTTTGATCCTGGCTTCACCTTACCAGTAACCGCTGTTGATAATTTAGAACCGGGATTCATTCTTCTGT